CAACCCGCAGGGCATCAAGCTAGGATCGCGGGCTGGTCACGTCCTAGGTGAGACCGGATCGGCCACGTTGCTTCAGGCAGACCCGAACCAGCTGGTGCTTGAGGCGATGCGGCTCAAAGAACAGCAGATGGTCATGATCGGTGCTCGCATCATCACCGACCGTACTGGCAACGAAACGGCCGAGGGCGCACGCATCCGGTTCGCCTCGGAAAACTCGGTGCTGGGCGATTTGGTCGGCAACCTGTCCGAGGCCATCGAGACGTGCATCCGTTGGGTTGGGCTGTTTATGGGCGTGGATATCAACGACATGAAGTTCAAGATCAACGACGAGTTTTACGACAAGAGCGTCGATCCGCAGCTCGTGATGAGCATGATCCAGCTGCTCGACCGTCAGATCATTGGAGACCAGGACATCTTCGACCGCTTGAAGGCTGGCGGCATCATTGATCCTGAGCGGACGCTCGACGAGGTGAAGGAGGAGGCGGGTCTCAATAACCCGCTGGCGTAATGGTCAAGAAAGTTACGACGAAGTCCGGCGCGAAGATTCCTGCCAAGTACGTTGAGGGACTGACTGGCGAGGCTCGGCGCAAGCGACTGGCGCAGCTTGAGAAGATGCAAAAGGAAGGAAAACTGATTGGCCCGCTGGCGGGCGACAAGGGCCCGTCCGGTGAGCGGCGCAAGACGCCGGAGTCGACATACACAAAACGCTACAGGAGGCGGTTCGGTGGCAATAAGTGAACGCGCCAAGAAGGCATTGAAGAAAAAGGCCAAAGAGGCTGACGCGCCGTATGGTGCGCTCAAACAGATCTACCAGAAGGGTATGGGCGCTGCTGTTACTTCTGGGCGCCGTCCTGGCGTGACGCCACAGCAGTGGGCAATGGCTCGGGTAAATAGCGTGCTGACCGGCGGGAAGGCCCGGTCGGTAGACGCAAAGCAGTGGGAGGCGATCAAAAAGCATCGCAGCAAGGGGAAGAAGTAATGGCAAAAGACCCGCGCCTTGATAAATACAACCTTGAGGGCTTTAACAAGCCCAAGCGGACGCCTAAGCATCCGGATAAGTCGCATGTGGTGCTGGCGAAAGATGGTGATGAGGTTAAGCTGATCCGCTTCGGTCAGCAGGGCGTCAAGGGCTCGCCGCCGAGAAAGGGTGAGAGTGAGGCTGACAAAGCCCGTCGCAAGTCGTTCAAGGCACGCCACGCCAAGAACATTGCCAAGGGCAAAATGTCAGCGGCGTACTGGTCGTCGAAAACGAAGTGGAGCTGATGGGGGCTAAGGGCAAGCAATGTCATCAAACGCGGGGCTGATCGACGCCGCGACTCGGCACCAGATATTCGTGCAGCGGTATGCTGCTGGGCGTGAGCGAGAGGCCGCTGAGTTTATCGAGCGCCTTATCCGAGAAGCCAATCGCCGCCTGTCGGAGGACGTCACGGAGTTCACCCAAGCACGGTTGCAGTCACTGATTGCCGATCTGCGCTTATACTCCACTGGCTTGTTCGAGGAGATGAACGAGCAGGTCATCAGCGAACTGCATGAGCCGTGACGGCGAGATTTACCCGTTTGGGGACAACCCGCAGACTAGTCCGAAACCGCCCGCGCATTTCAGCTGCCGATCCACTATCATTCCGGCCGTGAAGCCGGAGTTCGATCTGGCATCGGACGTGACCGGTAAGCGACCTGCCAAAGGTGCCCAGGGCACTCGGCAAGTTGCAGCGGATACAACATACGAGAGTTGGTTACGGCGTCAGCCGGCGTCGTTCCAAAACGAGATCTTGGGCGTTGCTCGTGGCAAACTATTCCGCGAGCGGCGTCTGGATATTGGTCGATTCGTTGATGATCAGGGCCGGACTCTGACGCTTGACGAGTTGCGCCAGCTAGAGCCCCTCGCGTTTGAGGGATTAGACTTGTAACGCGCCAGAGGCGCACTTTGCAAAAACCAGAGGTGATGCAAATGGACTTTCTTAAAGACTTAGAGCTTCCCGATGATGTGAAGGGTCAGCTGCAGGAAAAGATGCAGGAGTTCACACAGGCGCAGATCGACGAGCACGTTCAGGGGCTGAAAGCCAAGAACGAGGAATTGCTGGCCGAAAAGCGTCGCGTACAGCAGGAAAAGGAGAAGATTGATGCCGAGGCAAAAGCTGAAAGAGAGCGGATTGCTGCGGAAAACGGGCAATTCAAAGAGCTCTATGAATCGCAAAAAGAAGAAGCCAACCAGCTTCGTTCCACCATCGAGCAAATGAACCAGGCTGTTGCCCAGCAGAAAGTACAGGGTGAGGCCAGTCGGCTGGCGTCGTCGCTGACCAAGGATACTGCACGGGCGCAGTTGCTGGAAAAAGAGATCAGCCAGCGTTTGCAGCTCGTCGATGGAGAGATCAAGGTCGTCGACGAGTCCGGTCAGCTGACCGTTAGCACGCTGGATGATTTGAGTGCTACTATAAAGCAGTCGTATCCATTCCTCGTGGATGGATCACAGGCACAAGGCGGCGGGGCCGCACGTTCACAAGGCGGGGCCGATGTGGGCGCAAGAGAAATGTCACGCGATGACTTCGAGCAGATGAACCCGGCAAAGAAAGCGGAGTTCATGAAGTCAGGCGGGAAATTAGTCGATTAACGCAAGACACATTTAGGAGTTTCAAATGGCTAATGTGCTGACAGATCTTGCTGCCGACATCTACAAGGCAGCAGACGTAGTGGGACGGGAGCTCGTCGGCTTCGTTCCTTCCGCAACCATCAACGCCAACGGTTCCGAGCGTGCGGCGAAGGGCGACGTTGTTCGCGCCTCGTTCACCCGTGAAGCGAGCGCGGTCGACGTGTCCGAGAGCATGACTGTTCCTGAGGGCACCGACCAGACGGTCGACAACAAGGTGCTGACCATCAACAACGCTCGTGCCGTGCAGATTCCGTACACCGGCGAGGACATCCTCAGCCTGAACAACGGCATCGGCTTCGAGACCGTCTACGGCGACCAGATCAAGCAGGCCATGCGGTCGCTGGTCAACGAGATGGAGACCGACCTGGCTGGCGAGGCTTACACAAACGCCTCCCGCGCCTTCGGCACTGCTGGCACGACCCCGTTCGGATCGGACTTCTCCGAGATGGCGGAGATTCGCCAGATTCTCGTCGACAACGGCATGCCGCCCAACGACGGCCAGGCTTCGCTGGTTTGCAACACCGTTGCTGGCACCAACCTCCGTCAGCTCGCGCAGCTGCAGAAGGTGAACGAGGCCGGCGGTGGCGATCTGCTCCGTCAGGGCACGCTGCTCGACCTCCAGGGTCTGATGATCAAGGAGTCGGCGCAGGTTCAGGCGCACACGGCTGGCACCGGCAGCAACTACGACACCAACCTGGCTTCACCGCTTGCCATCGGTGCGACTGACATTGCGGTCGATACCGGCAGCGGCACGATCTTGGCGGGTGACGTGGTCAGCTTCGCTGGCGACACCAACAAGTACGTGGTCGGCTCGCCGCTTAACGGTGGCAGCTTCGCGATCAACGACACCGGTCTGCGCCAGACGCTGGCTGACGGCGTTGATGTGAGCCTTGCTGGCGACTACACCGCCAACGTCGCGTTCCACCGTGCCGCGCTGGAGATCGCCATGCGCGCTCCTGCGGTGCCGGAAGGTGGCGACAGTGCCGACGATGCCATGACGGTTGTTGATCCGTACTCCGGCCTGACCTTCGAGGTTCGCGTCTACAAGGGTTATCGCAAGACGATGATCGAAGTGGCCGCCTCCTGGGGCGTCAAGGCTTGGAAGCCGGACTACATTGCTCTGCTTCTGGGCTAATCGAGACGGGGGCGGCTTCGGCCGCCCCCATCTTCTGCGAGGGCGATAACATGCCGGCAAAAGGCACAACCACCAAAACTACACGCACGACGACGCGCAAACCAAAGCAGACGACCGTCAAGATGTACAATTCGTTCTTGGATTTACATGCTGACGTTCACCCGCTTGAGGTTGAAAACTACCGCAAGGGCGGCTACCAAGAGGTCAAGTGATGGCGCTGGTCATTGAGGATGGGTCCGTTGTCCCAAACGCCAACTCCTACATCACAGTGGACGAGTTCAAGGCTTGGGCTGATGAGCGCGGAATTAGCTACGGCACCGATCAGGCCGTCGAGCAGGCGATCTATCGGGCTATGGATTGGTTCGAGCGCCAGTTCTTTATTGGCAACAAGGCCAACGAAAACCAGCCGCTCCAGTGGCCGCGCACAGAGGCGTTGATTGATGGCTACTATGCCGACGCCACCGAGATCCCAAAGGAAGTCAACACGGCGCTGTATGAGGCCACCAAGATCGAGTTGGACGGCAACAGCGAGCTGAACAACGAGGACCGCAAGACAATCCGTGAGCAGGTGGGTGACATCTCGGTTCAGTACGCGCAGAACAGCAACAACCGCGTGACGACGCCGGCGCTGACGTTTGCCATGAACCGTATCGCCGCACCGGCCGGGTTGGTGACGAGGGTCTGACATGGCGTTCAACTATGATCGCATTCGCTCGACCGCCAGCCAGCTGCTGGAGCGGTTTGGCGAGCAGCTGACGTTCACGCGCACGACGCAGGGGGCTTACGATCCCAACACGGGGCAGCCCAGCACCAGCACGTCGACGTTCACCAGATACTGCTGCGTGTTTGACTATAGCGATGCCGAGCGGGCCGAGCAGACGATCCAGGAAGGTGACCGACGCGTTCTGGCTGAGGCCGGCGATTACCGAGTCGGTGACAAGGTGTCCATCGACAGCGAGACCTTCCGCGTGGTCAACGTGTCCGAGTCTAGCCCTTCATCCACCATCGTCTCTGTGACGTTGCAGGTGCGCAAATGAGTTTCAGCAAGCAGCTGAACAGAGCCACTTTGAATCTTACCGGCTTTGCCGAGGAGCAGGTGCGCGGCACGCTATTCGCTTTGACTAGCCGCGTAATTAAGGAAACGCCAGTGGACACTGGCCGGCTGCGCAACAACTGGCAGTCGAGCATCGGCGGGCCGCTTCGAGGCGAATTGTCGGGCGCTGACAAGACCGGCGCTGGGGCGATTCGCAGGGCAAACAGCACGATCGCAAACCTGGATATTGGCGAGACGTTCTACTTCACCAACAACCTGCCATATGCTGCTCGCATTGAGTTTGAGGGGTGGTCCAAGCAAGCGCCATCCGGCATGCTGAGAGTTAATGTCGAGCGCGTGCGGGCGGCTATTGCGAGGCGGTAATGGCGACTTTCTTCAACGACATTCAAGCCGCATTCGATAACCGCCTAAACACGCTGCCTGGCGGGTACGATATCGCATGGCCGAACATCCCGTTCGAACCGCAGGCTGGGGCGACGTATCTGCGGCCGCAGTTCCTGCCGGCCGACACTGTTCAGGTGGGGTTAGGAACGGACGGGCTGGACGACACGACCGGCATCTATCAGGTGGACGTTGTGTATCCGGCAGAGACGGGCCGGTCGCAGATTCCTGACCAGGTGGCCGATCATTTCAAGCGGGGCACGGTTTTATCCTATAATGGCACAAACGTGCGGATTCGCTCGGTTTCGATCGCGTCCGCTTTGCGGGATGGGGCATTTTTCTTCGTGCCTGTCTCAATCGCATTCCAGACCTATACAGACGCGAGGTAACAGACAATGGCTATCGCAAACGGCGCACAACATCAGCTTCACTATGTGGCTGAGAATACATACGGCACCACGCCAGCAACTCCGACGTGGACGCCGATTCCTCATACCGGGACTACGCTCAACATGAGCAAGGATGCCGTCGAGTCCGAAAAGCTGCGCGGCGACCGTCAGATCGAGGATTTCCGTCACGGCAACAATGACCACTTACTTTGACAGCAAGGCGCTGTACGAGAAGTTCCTTAACGAAACCGAGTCGGAGATCGTGCTGACGCTGACCGATGTGGATGGTAACGATTACCAGTTCGACATTCCGCGTGTGAAGTACAACACCGGGCAGCCAGACGTGTCGGGCGAGGGTGCCGTGACCATTTCGATGGACTTTGTGGCGCTCTACAACGACGCTGACGGGTCGCAGTTGGTCATCACGCGCACTGACGCAGCCTAAACGGAAAACGGGGGATATATGGAGCTGGAAAAGCTGTCGACTGCGCCTAGCCATGAGGCGGGCGCAGAATGCCGGATCAAAGCAAACGGCGAAGAAACGGACGTTTTGCGGATGTTTGGGAAGCGTACATCAACCTCAAGGAGTACACTTACTCCGAGGTTGAGGCTTACATGCGAGTGACCGGATACCAACTTGATCCGTGGGAAGTTGAGGCGGTCATGCAGCTTGCCAAATATAAGGACGCGAAACCGGTATGGCCACTGAATACGCAACACTGACATTCATTGCAGAGACCGATTCACTGGTCGCTGCTGAAAAGCGCCTCAACTCTGTGGCCCGCACCGGTGCCCGCACGCAGAAATCCGTCAAGAACATCTCCACCTCCGCCGCGGCAGCCGGGCGCAGTTTTGGCGGCATGGGCCGTAACGCTGGCCAGGCGGGCGTTCAGATTCAGCAGCTGGTTGGTCAGGTTCAAGCCGGCACCAACCCGATGGTAGCGCTTTCGCAGCAGGCTGCTGATTTGGGCTTCGTGCTTGGCGTGCCTTTGGTAGGCGCGGTAGCGGGGTTGGCATCGGCCATTGCTGGGCCACTGATTTCCAGCCTGTTTAACGGCAGCGACGCGTTGGCAGACTTCCGTGACGACATCGAAGAATCGATTGATAAGTTCAACGAGCTAACCGAGCGCGAGCAGCAGATCTTCATCCGCGATACCGAGCAGCGTATTGCGAGCCAGCGCGAGGAATTGCGCAGCTTGCAAAGCCAGATTGAAGAAGCGGAAGCCGCAATCGACCGATTCTCGCTTGCCGGCCGAGCCATAGCCGCACAACGGGAACGCGACCGCCTCGACGAACTGTCTTTGCAGTTTGGCGAATTAAAGCGCGAGGTTGAATCCAGCGAGGAGGCCCTGAAGTCGGCTCGCGACTCGCTGTCTGGCACTAACGATGAAACCGATGAGGCGTCGTCGTCAGGCCAGAGGTTTGTCGACCGGCTGCGGGAACAAGCTGACACTTTGGGCATGGCCCGAAGCGAGGTTTTGCTATACAAGGCCGCGCAGCTTGATTTGACTGATGCGCAGATGCTTCAGGTTCGGTTGGCTGCGGAGCGCATCCGGCAGTACGAGGCCGAGCAGCAGGCGATCAAAGATCAGCGGGAGGCTGAGGCACAGGCCCGTCGAGAAGCGCTTGAAGCTGAACGCCAAGCAGAGGAAGAACGGCGTCAGCGCGAACAGGAACGCATTGAGCGGGAGCGCGAAAAGCAAGCTGCGGTCAACGAGTTGGAGTCGCAGGGGCTTTTAGGCCGTGAGGAAAACGAGCTTGAGAGTTTGCAGCGCCGGCGTGAGCAGCTTGAGCGGTTCCGGCAGCAGGATTTGATCAGCGAGCGGCAATACCAGGAGGCGTCCCGCAAGCTAGAACAGGACACTATGCAGGCGAAGGTCGGAATCGTCGGCGACTCGCTGAACCAGCTTGGCAAGATCAACGAGGATGCGTTTAAGGCGGCCAAGGCATTCAACATTGCCCAAGCCATCATGAACACGTACACCGGCGCTACCAAAGCGCTTGCTACCTATCCGCCGCCTTTCAATTACATTGCGGCAGCAGGCGTTGTTGCTGCTGGTCTGGCGCAGGTATCGCAAATCCGTTCGCAAAGCTA